CCCAAGAATACATTTCTTGGGAACGCATAAGTTCCAGTCATGTTTACCTCCTATGACTAGCAAGGTTTTAATGAGATCCGACTATCGGCATCTCTAATCTATATATATTCGTTCACTTATTTCCAATATTATATTTCGGACAAAGCTCCCAATCATTCTTTTCTTTGAAAGGAATAATCTTAATCTGTCTCATAGGCGCGAGAGGTTCTACTCTTTTGCCACTGTCAATACCAATTAAACCCCAATCACTCATAAGTTGAGCGATAGTATTTCTGCGCGCAATATCATTTTCTTCTAAGTTTGATTTCTTTCCATCAAGTAGAAAGAGCTCTTTAAAGTGCACAATAAAATACCTGCCTTGTTTATGCAATATATGACAAGACTGAAATAACTTTTTATCTTTACGAGATGCTACGCCAATACGTGTGAGAGTTTCTCTTACTTTAAGGAAATCGTCAGGTTCGTTCAACGTTATTTCCAGCATTGACGCTGGTGTCCATTCGACAATATTATTTTCTTCCACCTTTATAAACCTTCTTCTTTAAATCATTAATCTGTTCAGATGTGAGAAGGGTTAAGACTTGGCGGGCTTTTTCATTACTATAGCCATAATATTCCTTAACTACTTCCACGTCACTCAGAGTATCAGGTTTTAACCATTTGGAAAACCTTTTACGCTTTCTGATTATATTTATAAGAAAATCAAATTGTAAACGATTATCAAGATGGTGGTGACGGTTCATCTCATTTGCAAAGAGAACCGTATCTTTAAAATATGAAAGACCGCGATTGACCATAAAAGAGTTATAGCTTTTTTCGGCAATGTCATCTACCATAATATTTTGTTTAGTATCATTTATGGCGTTCAGATATTGGAATGGATTTGTCATCGTATTTACTCCATGGTCTTTGTACATAACGAAGGAAGATATAAAGAGGTATGCATATTAGTACCATACCATCAAAGGATAGAAAAAAGCTAGAAATAACAGCAACTTGAAATGTGAGTATAAGACTTGTCTTGTCAGTCCTATCTAAAGCTCTCCACGCCGCCAACATAGTTATCCCACTCCAATTGTTCTTCAAGCATTTCTTTTGTAAACTCTAAGGTATCTACTTTATTGAGGTGTGTATCATTCCAATAAAGTTGTGGTACCGTTCTGTGATTTTTAAGACGAAGGAATGCAAGAGCCTGAGCGTTATCTTTTATGTTTACAACCTCAAAGTTATAACCCCATTCTTTTAACTTCATCTTCATAATATCACAATAGTCACATCCAGGTTGTGTGTATAATTTGAGTTTAATTGAATTGGACATTTGCCATAATCTCCGTAAGACATGCAACCACATTTAATTCGTGATCAGCAACAAAGGCATTCTTATATTGATAGTCAGCGAGTATAAGAACTAATTGCGGAATTGATTGTGGAGTAACTTTATCATTCATACGATCATACAGACCACGGAAGATTGCGGCTGCATCTGTATCTATATTATTTACAACCCAAGCACGCATCTTTTTGAAATCTTTTTCCTTTAGAAAAAGAAAGAGATCATCAAAGGCTCCACCACTAGAAGAACAAATGCTGCTGTCAATATTCCCCAGAACAGAATAGCGTTGTAGTTCATTAAGTACTCTCCTCCAATCAGGTGCGTATTTAACAATCAGATCAGCAACTGCTTTCTTTTCAAACTGTACGCTTTCAGCTTCAAGTATTGCAGTTACACGTTGCATGAAATGACCCATTAAATCGGCCATATCTTTTTTAGACGTATTGAATTCGTATACACCACAACGAGAATGAAGTGGTTCGATAATACGATTCTTAAAATTACATGTAAGAATAAATCGACAGTTGTTTGCAAACTCTTCGATAAAACCACGAAGTGCAGGTTGTGTCGATTGTGGATTCAAATAATCTGCTTCGTCAAGGATTACGACTTTGTATCCACCTTGAAGTGAAACTGTAGAAGCAAATTGTTTTATCTTAGTTCGAAGGGTATCGATATTACCTTCTTCGGAACCATTAATAATAATATAGTCGAGAGCTAGTTCATTACACATAGCTTTTGCGACCGTAGTTTTACCAAGACCGGCAGTACCGGTGAAAAGCATGTTAGGCAATTCACCGGTATCCACGATCTTTTGGAATGTTTGTTTGAGAGTATCTGGTAAGATAGTCTCGGCAACAGTTTTTGGGCGATACTTTTCTACCCATAAGAAATCATTAGACATATTTACACCTCATAATATATTATATCAAAGTTCACAAACGGTGTAAACAGTTTATTCTTCTTCCATTGCCTTTTCTTGTTGGATGTTTTCAACAACTTGGATAACTTGTACTGCGTCATCACGCAATTTACCAAGAGTTGACATCTCTTCACCTTTCACCGCGCCACGTTGAGACATGGCATCGATAACTGCGACTGTAGAGCGTGACACCTGGTTTGACAGGGTCAACAAGTGATCATACTGATCTGGTTCTTTATCATTCATCTTTTAAACTCCGTACGAAGATGTTTTTTCAAGTGCAATCCAATATTGAACATTTAGTTCTTTGTGTTTAAAGGTAGAGATTCTCTTGCTTGAGATATGTACGTCATAATCACCAGTGATGATTTTGAGATTTGAGATATTCAATACAAAATTAAACTCTACTCCTTCAGGATACTCACCATCAATATCGATCGAAAAAGCATTTGATGTTGAGTTCTGGCTATCTACAACAGAAAGACTAATTACACCGTCTTTGCCAGTGATTGACACTTCATCATGACCAAGAGCGGATGCTGCTCTCTTAATCTTATTCAGTGTATCATTAGTCAGTGTAAACTTCACCTCGCTTTCAGGCATGATGATGTCTTTCTGAGGAGTTGTCAAGGTTTCTTCTGGTGAGAAGAAGTACTTGACTTTTGAACGACCGGTAGAATCACCGACCGTTACATACTCTTCGGCAAACTTAAGCCGAGGAACATCTACAAGACTAAGTACACCAATGAACTCGGAGAGGTCATAGATACCAAAGTCTTGTGGAAATTCTTGTTCTACAACCGCAGTAGCCACGACGTTGCGCGCCTCTGAAATTGTCTTAATAGTATTACCTTGTTTGATCAAAACATTTGGGTTAATGCCTGAAAAGTTTTTCAGAACATTCAAAGTATTTTCATTGAGTTCCATATTATATTCTCCAAAAGATATGTATATTATAACACAAGTTCATTGGCTTGTACACTGTTTTTCATCTTACTAAAGTTCTTTTCTTTCACAAACTCTATCTTGTGATTGAACTTACCATCGAGTATCTCGCCTTTATGCGAGATAACGAATACGTTTGTATCTTCACCAAGAGTGTACAGAATTTTTAGTAGATTTTCTACACCATCGTGATCAAGACTTGAATCAAATGTCTCGTCAAGTAAAAGAAGATTAGTTGACACAGAGTTCTTCATCTTTGCTATTTGTCGCCAAGTAAACAGAAGAGCCAAATCAATTCTTTGTTTCTCACCTTCACTAAATGAGTCATAGGTAAATTCATCTCTATGTCTTGAACGAATGACTTCTTGAAAAGATTCATCAAGATGAAAGTGCACAAAGAAATCCAGTACTTGTAAATACTGATTGACAAGTTTATTCATAACAGGAAGATACTGTTTGATAATCTTTGTCTTGATTCCAGTGTCTTTCAACATTTCTACAATAACAACATTGTAATTAAACTCTTCAGAAATTCTCATCTTACTTTCAAGTTGATCACTTCTGTTATCTTCAAATTTAGCTAGATCAGCGCGAGCTTCAGTAAGGTCCGCGCCGATCTCTTTTTCTATATGCGACCGGTAATCAGATATGGTTGCTTGCAGTTTCGAAATCTCTTTCGAGTTGGCAGTGAGTTTATGTACCCGATCTCGAAGCGTTGAAAGTAGGCTAGTTTGTTCACTAATCTCCGATTCCACTCCTTGGCCTTCAGTTCCGATTTCTTTAATCTCTGCCTTCCACCGATCCCTATCTGTTTG